TCTTGAAGAGCTTCTAGAAGAAATAAATAATATTAAAAAAGCTGCTGAAATAGTTTTAGAGGGGATTAGTAATGATTAAATCTTTAAGGAACAGACTAGAGCAAACTATTTTGAGAGGTTTAAGAAGATCCTTCTGGATGTTGGAGGAACAATGGGAAAAAGAAATACGTAAAGAAAGAGCAGTATTCAGAGAGCCTATAGTTATATGGGACTCTCCTTTGAGAACTTCTCAAGACAGTTACGAAGAAGTTCAGAGGCTTAATAGAACTTTCCAAGACATATGTATAGAGTTAAACTCTAGTAAATCTTTCAGCACTCCACAGAAAATAAGATCAATCATTGAAGTGTTAAAGGACGACAATAATATTGAGGCAGAAATTAAAGAAAGCTTAGAGCTTTTAATAATCTTAGGGAAAGAAAAGAAATGACTAAAGACATCGAGGAGTTCTGGCAACTTTTAAAACAAGAAGAAGATCTTGATACATTCATTGACAATGCAAAGGTGCTGATATATGTACTTGAAAACGATGCTGAGTTTGCTATGCCTGTTGACGATTTCTTTTAACTCTTTTGCTGATAGAAGTTTACACTGCATGGCACAGAATGTTTACTTTGAAGCAGCATCTGAATCTTTCATAGGTCAGATAGCAGTTGCACAAGTTGTGATGAATCGTGTAAAATCAGAATACTTTCCTGACAATCCTTGCGATGTTATTTTTGAAGGTCCATCATACATTTCAGCTAGAGGAAACATTCTACCTATTAAACACAAATGTCAGTTTAGTTGGTATTGTGATGGTAAACCTGAAAGTATAACAGATAGAAAAGCTTGGGATACAGCAGTTAATGTTTCTATGAGAGTTCTATTAAATACATTACCTGATATTACTGAAGGTAGTATGTGGTATCACAATACTAGTGTTAATCCTTATTGGTCAAACAGTAAAACTAAAGTAACACAGATAGATAATCATATCTTCTACTCTCCGTAGCTCAATTGGATAGAGCATTAGCCTTCTAAGCTAAGGGTTGTAGGTTCAAGTCCTACCGGAGAGACCATACTTAAAGGATATAAAATGAAGAAGCTTTTAGAAATTTCAATATGGACAATAATAATAATAGGTTTTACTATTGCTTTTCCGGGTATATGTTTAGTTCTATTAGGTATTCTCTTAACACAGTACAAAGAAGATGAAGAAGAAACCAGTTAAATTTTTAGAAGCTCTTGAAAATGATCCTGAAACTGTTATAGTAATTCTTGTCGGTCTTGGCCTGATCATCTGGGGGCTTGACATCTTCTAAAAAATATGCTATAATTAATAAAATCAATTACTTACGGAGGATCACAGAATGATTGAAGATGATGTTGATGAGTTCTGGTGTTACCTCTTTGCTATGAGAATTGGTGCTAAGCTTCCAAGAGATAGAGTTAAAAATAAATTTATTACATTTGTAAAACAGGAGGTAATAAAATATAATTTAAGTTTAGATGAGGAAGAACTTTTAAAACTTTTTATAAAGTTTTTAGAAAATCTTTCTGATTAGAAAGGGTTGTTTCCCTTAAGATGATGTGCAATAATTATTAGTTCTAATGAAAGGAGATGTGTTTCAATGCAAAACATTAATGGTATTCCACAAGTAGTAGAGGGTGTTGCTTACTACAGCAGTGTGACTGTAGCGAAGCCAGACTACAGTGGAGAAAAGAATCTGTACATTGTGAATCTCGCAGTGTCTGATGACCTATTCCAAAAGTTTCAAGATGCTGGATACAACTGCGGCATGAAGCCAGCAGGACGTGCAACATTTACAGAAGATCCTGTGATCACCTTCCAGCAGTGGGAACTAGGTGCTAAAGGTAAACCAAACCGTAAGCCACGTCTTGTGGATCAAGACAAGAATGATGTTGATGTGTCAATAGGCAATGGATCTAAGATTGCTGTACAGTGGCGTCATTCGGAGTACGGTGATGGCAAGTACCGCCGTCCTATTCTTGAGAATGTTCAGATCATTGACTTGGTTGAGTATCTAGGAGATAATACCGAGTCCAGTGACTCTGGCGGATCATTAGCCTTTTAAAGGAGATAGATTATGGAAGAAGAGTCTAGACCTGTCGTAACTATTAACGACGTAGAGTATCCTGTGGAGGAGCTTAGTGATGAAGGAAAGTTTGGTTATTCCTTACTGACTGAGATTGTTCCTGAGATCAATGCGTTGACTAAACGTCTAGCAGTTCTAAATGCAGCACGTTCTAACATTGCTCAGAACATTGAGCATTCAATTAAAGGAGATGAGGGGGAGTCCTAAAAGGCTCCCCAACCTTTATGGCATATGAGAAAACACATGCAGATTGTCCAGCTTGTGGACATAAAAAATGTTTAACAATTAATACTGACGGTACAGCTTGGTGTCATTCCTGTACTAAGTATTATAAAAACTACAAGGAGGAAGTAGGTTCAGTGGAAACGACATCTAGACCTACACTAATAAAAGATAATTCCAATCCTAATGACGGTGGATTTAATCCCTTGACAGATCGCAGTATTCAATTAGATACTGCTAAGAAGTTTGGAGTCAAGTCTGTTATTAATAGTGATGGACGTGTATTGAAACACTTCTACCCTTACTTCAATGGGGCTGAAGAGGTAGCTTATAAAACTAGAGTTGTTGACTCTAAGGGCTTTCTAAGCAGTGGTCCCATTCAGGAGTGTGGTCTGTTTGGTCAGCAGTTGTGCAATGATACTGGCGGTAAGTACCTTACCATCACTGAAGGTGAGTGTGATGCTATGGCAGCGTATGAGTTGCTTGGTTCTAAGTGGCCGGTGATCTCTATCAAGGGTGGCGCACAGTCAGCAGAGAAAGATGTTAAAGCTAATATAGAATTTTTAGAACGCTTTGATCACATCGTCATTGCTTTTGATTCTGACAAGCCGGGACAAGATGCAGCAAAAAAGGTAGCGCGTTTATTGAAACCTAATAAGGCAAAGATAATGATCATGCCTGAAGGTTTCAAAGATGCTAATGACATCTTGAGAAAGAACGGTCATGGTCTTTTTGTTTCATCTTGGTGGAATGCTAAAACCTATACACCTTCTGGTGTTATGAACATATCTGAGAATAAGGATAAGTTTCATAACCGTCTGAAGAAGGAGTCTATTCCTTACCCTTGGGAAGGTCTTAACAAGAAGCTTGAAGGTCTTAGGCAGGGTGAGTTAGTTACTCTTGCTGGTGGTACAGGTCTTGGTAAGACTTCTGTTACTCGTGAACTTGAACACTGGTTGATAAAGCACTCTAAAGATAACATTGGTATTATAGCTTTGGAGGAGGACTGGACTAGGACTGTTGATGGTATCCTATCCATTGAAGCCAACGACAGACTTCACATTGATAGAATCAGAGAAGGTTATTCTCAGGAAGAACTTTCTATTCTATTTGATGATCTCTTTGTTGATAACGACAACAGAGATAGAGTGTGGATTCATGCTCACTTTGGCAGCAATGACATTGATGGAATCTTTAGCAAGCTTCGATACATGATCATCGGCTGTGAATGTAAATGGATTGTTATTGATCACTTGCACATGATGGTGTCTGCTACCTTGGAAGGTGATGAACGTCGTTCTATTGATGCCATTATGACACGCCTCAGAAGCCTCGCAGAGGAGACTGGAGCAGGGCTGATACTGGTGTCTCACCTTAGACGTATTGACGGTAACAAGGGCCATGAGAAGGGCGCTGAGACCGACATAAGTCACTTGCGTGGATCACATAGCATTGGTCAGGTTTCTGATTCTATTATTACTTTAGAGAGGAACCAACAGTCTGATGATCCAGTGGAGGCTGCTACTACTCGTGTAAGGATTCTGAAGTCACGATATACTGGTGATGTTGGTGTCGCTACACACTTGCTATATGACAAGGAAACTGGTAGGCTTTCTGAGGTTGAGTATTCTGATATTGAATTTGAAAATTCGGATGAAATGGCTTTTGAATGAAACTTTTATTTGACATTGAAACAGATGGTCTGGACGCCTCTGTGATATGGTGTCTAGTAATTCAAGATGTTGATACAAATCAAGTTTGGGAATACTCACCAAATGAAATAGAAGATGGCGTTAAGCTTCTATCCAAGGCAGAGATGTTATCAGGTCATAATATAATTGGCTTTGACATTCCTGTCTTGGAGCAGCTTACGTCATTTAAACTAGGTTCTCAGAGAATTATAGATACTCTTGTTCTTTCGAGATTGTTCAATCCTGTAAGGGAAGGTGGTCATAGTCTAGGCATGTGGGGTCAGCGTCTTGGCCTAGCTAAGATAGAGTTTGATCAGTTTGAACGATACTCTAAAGAGATGATGCAGTACTGTAAGCGTGATGTAGATTTAAATGTTCAGGTGTACCACGCTCTTAGGAATGAGAGTGCTGGGTTTGATCCTAAATCTATTGAGATTGAGAATGAATCTGCACGCATCCTAAAAGATCAGGAAGCTTATGGGTTCTACTTCGATGAGTTTAAAGCAGAGATGTTGCTGGCATTGATGCGTGAGAAGATGTCAGCAACTCAGCGAGAGGTTGAGAAAGTCTTTAAACCTAAGATTGATGAGAGGTATATTTATCGTAAAGATAATAAATCAGGTAGCTTAGCTAAGACTGGTAGCTGGGATAATCCCAACGGTAAAGGTGTTAGACTAACTCCTGATGAGTACGAGAAGTTTGTACAGATGCCGGGACTATTCAGCTTAACACGAAAGACTGTAGTCCCCTTTAATATAGGATCACGTAAACAAGTAGGTGAATATCTACAGGAGTTTGGATGGAAACCTAAACAGTTTACTGAGAATGGCAGACCTGTAGTAAATGAAAAGACCCTCTCTCAAATTGAGAACATTCCTCAAGCAGATCTAATTAAAGACTTCTTGATGTATCAGAAACGTGAAGCTCAGATTAAATCGTGGCTAAAGGTTCTTGGTGATGATAATCGTGTTCATGGTTTTGTTATACCTAACGGAACCATTACAGGACGTATGACCCACAGAGATCCTAACATGGCACAGGTTCCTAATCTGTCTTCACCTTATGGTAAGGAGTGTAGAGAATGCTGGATAGTTCCTTATAACTATAAGTTAGTAGGTATTGATGCCAGTCAGCTTGAACTTAGAATGCTTGCTCATTACATGAACGATGAGGAGTATACAAATGAAATTATTAACGGAGACATACACACCGCTAATCAAAAACTTGCAGGTCTTGAATCAAGAAATCAGGCTAAGACTTTCATCTATGCCCTCCTATACGGAGCAGGAGATGAGAAGCTTGGGACCGTGGTTGGAGGAGGTTCAAAAGTTGGTGCTGGACTTAGACAATCATTCTTCGATAATCTACCATCATTTAGAGATCTTAAAAGAAGAGTATCAACAGCGTCTGAAAAAGGATTCCTTAAAGGTTTAGACGGTCGTAAGATATTTGTCAGGTCTGAACATTCAGCACTTAATACACTTCTACAAGGTGCTGGGGCTATAGTTATGAAGCAGGCTCTTATCCTCTTTGAGGATAGTATTAGTAATTTAAAAGCCAGAATAGTAGCTAATGTTCACGATGAGTGGCAGGTAGAAGTACACAAGGATCAGGCTGATGAGGTTGGTAGGCTTGGTGTTAAAGCAATCATAGATGCAGGAGAAGTCTTAAAACTTACCTGTCCCCTAGATGGAGAGTATAATGTCGGAGACAACTGGGCTGAAACCCACTAAATATAATTGGAAGTTTGATAGGGTAAACTCTAAAGGAGAAGTACTGTTTAAACATTCTACTAATCAAACTTTAGAAGATGTGTCTGAATATTTAGATTCTAATAATATTAAATATGAAGTTAGGGCTGGTGCTCATATGCTCTGGATCTATAATAATAGTGGTAAAAAATACTCTTATTATTATACTACAGGTAGGTGGTCTTCATACGGAATGCAGTTTAAAAAACATTATCGTTCTAAAAGCATAGAAGATTTTTGTTCTAGGTTTTTAAACAGTAAATATAAGTCAACTGATGCGGGAGAGAAAATGAAACTTGTGAACATTCAAACAGATTTATTCGACAAAACTCCTATTCAAAAAGATCTTTGCTTAGGTTTGGATAAAAGAAAAACAAGGTATGAGGTTGTTGAGCGAAATCCACAAAGTAGAGATTACCGTTTAACTATGCTTAGGCATGCTAAGGATAGGGCACGCCGCCGTAATATCTTTTTTGATCTTACACTAGACGATATTCAGATAGGAACTCATTGCCCTATTTTAAATATAAAGTTTGAAGTAGGTCGCGAAAACTGGCAGAACTCTCCGTCTCTTGATCGTATTGATAATAGTAGAGGGTATGAGTCAGGCAATGTTATTGTTGTTTGTATGATGGCTAACTCCGTTAAGAATCAAGCCACTCCAGAGCAGATTAGAAAAGTTGCAGATTTTTATGATGAAATTAAAAATTCTACTGGAGTAGTGACTTCCTAAAATGGATCTTAACACATTAATAGATGATATTTATTCCGCCCTATCACCATTGGAAATAGGTGAGGATCTAAATTTATCTGATGATGTCATAGAAGAGTTTGGGGAAAAGGTTAAGGATGCTATTAGATCTTGGTCTTCTCCTCGCCAACAGACTTCTGGTCTTAGGATGAGCAACATAGGGAAACCTGCCAGACAGTTGTGGTATGAGTCTAGAGATGAAAAGGTTAAAAGTATTCCTGCACCTGTACAGATTAAATTTTTGTACGGACATATCCTAGAAGAACTTGTAGTACTTCTGGTAAAGCTTTCTGGACATTCTATAACTGACCAACAGAAAGAAGTTTCTGTAGATGGTATTGTTGGTCACATTGATTGTAAGATTGATGGAGAAGTAGTAGATATTAAAACAGCAAGTAACTTTGCTTTTAAGAAGTTTAAAGAAGGTACGTTGCCAGATGATGATCCTTTTGGATACATGGCACAGTTAGCTGGGTACGAGGCTGCTGAAGGTACTTCTGATGGTGGTTTCTTAGCTATCAACAAAGAGTCAGGAGAGCTTTCTTTGTATAGGCCGGGACCGTTTAGTAAACCTAATATATCTGCTAGAATTTCTAGCGTTAAGGATTACTTAAAGCTTGATGAGCTTCCTCCAAAATGTTATGCTGACGTACCTGATGGTAAAAGTGGTAATAGAAGAATCTCTACTAATTGCAATTACTGCCCGTATAAAAATGAATGTTGGGCTGACGCTAATAATGGTAGGGGTCTTATCGCTTATAAGTATGCTTCAGGTGTTAGATACTTCACAAGAGTTGCTAAAGAGCCTAAGGTAGTTAGACTTGAACAATAAAAAACTAAAAGAGATTAACAGGCACACTGAATCACTTTTTAAAGAGTGGGTCAAGACTCTGTTACCTGAAGAAGAAGCTTTGAAGGTTGATGATGCTAACTATCGTGATCTTGTTCCTGATGAATACCATGCTCTTGTAGAAGGAACTCTAAGACTTTCTCCTAATTCTCCTAGATGGATTAAGAAGAAATTAAAATCTATTATTAAAAATAATCCTTCAGTGGATATAAAATCTTTTACGCTGGAAGATCTAAATGCCTGAAGATGATAGTTCAATGACAGTAGATCATTTTATAGTGATGCTTGCTAATAAGATAATGATGCTGAACACAGAACTAGATTATGATGATCTTATCATCCTTAAAGAATTTTTAGATAGGAGGCTATCATCGCTACAAGAAAAACTGCATTAAGGAAAGCTAGAAAGAAGCGTCCTAAAAGATTTAATACTACATATGATTCTATGTGGGAAGCTATTCTACATGAGTCAATACTAAAAGATTGGGATCATCACGTAAATAAAATATCGTATGTTGTACAGCATACCTACGAGCCAGACTTTGTTAGAAAGATTGGAAGGAAAACAATCCTACTTGAATCTAAAGGCAGATTCTGGGATCATGCTGAGTACACTAAATACATCTGGGTTAAAAAGAATCTTCCTAAGAATACTGAACTTGTGTTTTTGTTTGCTAATCCTTCTGCACCTATGCCGGGATCTAAAGTTAGGAAAGATGGTACAAAGAGATCTCACGCTGAGTGGGCAGGAGCTAATGGTTTTAGATGGTATAGTGAAGAATCTATGCCTACCAAATGGATAGACTGCTCTGCCAGAGAGACAGAAGATTTCAAGAAACGTAATGATAAAATAAATTTGGAGATGGAATGAGCATTAATAATATTAAACCCGGAGAATGGGATTCGTTAAGAAACGATTACGGTAAAGCCCCTTTACATCATAATTATGATATGGTTAACAAGCCTCCCCACTATAATAAGGGTGGCATAGAATGTATTGATGGTATCAAGGCAATGCTTTCTACAGAAGAGTATATTGGATACCTTCGCGGGAACTCTCTGAAGTACCGTTGGAGGTATCCCTATAAAAATGGCGTAGAGGATTTAAATAAAGCTGCGTGGTACGAAAAAAAGTTATTGGAGCTTTACAGTGAAGAAGAAATTAGAACGTAAAGAGGAGCGCCGAGAACGATACAACCGTAAGCAGTTTAAGGGTAAACCTTTAAAAGCTCAGAAAAATTTTAAGCGTTTAAAGACTCAACAAATTCAAGAATTAGAGGCTCAAGCAGATATGAAGGATGCAGACTAATGGATCAATACCAACACTATATCCATAAAAGCAGATACGCACGTTACTTAGATGATGAGAAGCGTCGAGAAACTTGGAAAGAAACTGTAGAAAGATATATTAATTTCTTTAAAGAAAGAAATCCTAATCAGTTTGAAATTGATTGGGATGATCTCTATGCTTCTATACACAGCCATGATATTATGCCTTCTATGCGCTGTATGATGACAGCAGGAGATGCCCTTAACCGTGATAACGTAGCAGGATATAACTGTTCTTATCTTCCTATTGATAATCCACGCTCTTTTGATGAGCTAATGTATATCCTCCTAAATGGTACAGGAGTTGGCTTCAGTGTAGAAAGAGACTACGTTACTCAGCTACCAGTAGTTGCTGATAGCTTTCACGTAACAGAGTCAACCATTGTTGTGTCTGATAGTAAGATTGGCTGGGCCTCTGCTTTCAGAGAGCTTATTAGCCTTCTGTATGCTGGCAAAGTACCTAAGTGCGATTTAACTAGAGTACGTCCAGCAGGAGCTAGGCTAAAGACTTTTGGTGGACGTGCCTCAGGTCCAGAGCCTTTGGCAGACTTGTTCAATTTCACAGTAGATCTATTTAAAGGCGCTGCCGGTAGAAAGCTCACGTCTCTTGAGTGCCATGATCTTGTATGTAAGATAGCTGACATTGTTGTAGTAGGAGGAGTACGTAGGTCTGCTTTGATTAGCTTGAGCAATGTCACAGACAACCGTATGTCTAATGCTAAGAATGGTGAGTGGTATTTAACTAACGGTCAGCGAGCCTTGGCTAATAACAGTGCTGTTTATTCTGAGAAGCCAGACTTTGATACTTACGTAGGTGAGATGAAGCGTCTTTATGAAAGTAAATCAGGAGAACGTGGTATCTTCAGTCGTGTAGCAGCTAAGAATGTGGCTGCTAGAAATGGTAGAAGAGATACGGATCACAAGTTTGGTACTAATCCCTGTTCTGAAATCAT